GATAAGAACGGTAAAGAAGGTAAGGTCTGCCTCTTTAAGCTCTACATGGCCCATAGTGTGGATGACCCCTCTGAAGTCACCTTTGCAGAAGAAGTCTTCGGTGACCTGTACTTCTGGCAATGCCTCACAGAGAGTACTTGGTTCCAAAGACACATCCAAGAGTGGAGGTACTTAGCCTCTGTCAAGCGTAAGCAGATTGCTTTTAAAGCAGTTATCAACGAAGTCAAGACTAACGGTAAGTCTAGTTTCACTGCTGCCAAGTATCTGATTGAAGAACCTTGGAAGACTGGTAATGCTATGGAACGTAAACGTAACAAGAAGCTGGTGTCTGAGTCTGCTGAAGAAGCCTTTAGTGATTCCACCATCCAGTCAGACCTAAAGAGACTTAAAGAAGAAGGTGTCCTTAACTAATGTCTAAAGGACTTGCTAACGAGCTTAAAGAAGCTGCTGAAGCAGACTTACTGACTTTCATCAAGTTGGTAGCTCCTGAGCAAGTCCTTGGCGCATGTCATGAAGAAGTTATTAAATGGTGGTACCGTCCTGATGCTTCTACCCACCAACTCCTACTCTTCCCCCGTGACCACCAGAAATCTCGTCTGGTAGCCTACAGGGTTGCTTGGGAACTTACCAAAGACCCAACTCTTAGAGTTCTGTACATCTCAGCTACAGCGAACCTTGCAGAGAAGCAGCTTAGCTTCATTAAGACTATCCTTACGTCTCCCACCTATAGACGCTATTGGCCTGATATGGTTAATGCTGATGAGGGTAAACGTAAGAAGTGGACTAACTCAGAGATTATGGTAGACCATCCTGCTCGTGAACAGTGGAACGTCAGAGACCCCTCTATCTTTACTGCTGGTCTGACCACCACGATTACTGGTATGCACTGTGACATCGCTGTTATGGATGACGTGGTTATCTACGAGAATGCCTACTCCAAGGAAGGTAGAGAAAAGGTCAAGAGCCAGTACTCCCTTCTGTCGTCTATTGAAGGTGCCAATGCCCGTGAATGGGTTGTTGGTACTAGATACCATCCTAGTGATTTGTACTCAGAACTTATGTCTATGACCCAAGACTCCTTCGATGCAGATGGAGATATGGTTGGTTCTGAGAACATCTATGAAATCTATGAAAGGACCGTAGAGTCCAGAGGTGACGGTACTGGAGAGTTTCTCTGGCCCCGACAAGCCTCAAAGCGAGGGGATAAGTGGTTTGGCTTCGATCAGAAGATTCTAGCCAAGAAGAGGGGTCAGTATCTTGATCGTGGTCAGTTTAGAGCACAGTACTACAATGACCCATCCGACCCTGACAACGTTCCAGTTACCAAGGACAAGTTCCAGTATTATGAACGTAAGTTTCTGACTCAGGACAATGGGTATTGGTTTTTCCGAGGCAAGCGTCTTAATGTCTTTGCTGCGGTAGACTTTGCGTTCAGTCTTTCCAAGAAAGCTGACTACACTGCTATCGTTGTGGTAGGCATCGACAGTGAAAACCAAATTTATGTCTTGGACATTGATCGGTTTCGTACTGATCGTATTAGTGAATACTTTGAGCATCTACTCCAACTATCGAATAAGTGGGGATTTAGAAAACTTAGAGCAGAGGTTACGGTTGCTCAAGCCGTTATTGTTAGACAAATAAAAGAAATGATCAGAGATAATGGTTTGTCTATTACTATTGATGAGCATAGACCTCAGACCAAGACTAAGGCAGAACGTATCATGGCTATCCTAGAGCCTCGCTATGATATGGGGAACATCTGGCACTATAAAGGTGGTGAGTGTCAAACTCTGGAAGAAGAACTAGCTACCAGAAACCCTGCTCATGACGACATCATTGATGCCTTTGCTAACGCCATTGATATCTCTGTCAAACCTACCAAGAACACTGGTTCTGAAAAAAGAAATAACATTGACTGGTCGCAATTCAAGTTCAGAGGACAGGCTGCATAATGGCAGGTAAACCTAGCGCAAAAAAGTTTGTTGAAGCTCAACATACGAACAAAAGACTTAAAGCTGGTCGTTCTGGCTCACTGAAGGGTGGAGATGCGAAGACAGGTCCGACTAAACGTAACGTTGCTACTAGTCTTAAATTCAGAGATAAGCCTGAACCCGCTCATAAGACTGTGAAGCCACAGAAGGATACACCAAAAGTGGCCCCAATGAAGTTGACAGAGTTTGGTAAGCAGGTACAGAAAGACCGTAAGAGAGGTCTCATCAGTCCACGTACTGAGAATAACGAGAGAAACAAAAGGCGTTATAATATGCCTAGGAGTACGTAATTAATGGCGGGAACTACACTTGATATCGAGTCCATCATTCATGCGGAGCTATTAGCAACTGAGATTGCTAACAAGTGGATGGAGTGGAATAGCTTTCGTAGTAAATGGATTGAAGAGAAGAAGGAACTGCGTAACTACCTTTACGCAACGTCTACTAAGACGACCTCTAATGCTATCCTGCCTTGGTCTAACACCACCACCACCCCTAAGCTTACTCAGATCAGTGACAACCTCCATGCTAACTACATGGCCACCCTGTTCCCACAGAACAAGTGGATGAAGTGGGAAGCTCTGGATAAGGAGTCTGGGACTAAGCTCAAAAGAGATATTATCCAAGCTTATATGGATAACAAGATTCGTCAATCCAACTTTACTTCTGTAGCCTCCAAGCTTGTCCAAGACTATATCATCTACGGTAACTGCTTTGCTACTGTAGAGTTTGAAAAGACCTTCCGTAAGAAGGCTGACGGTGAACAAGTATTGGACTATGTAGGCCCTAGGATTGTCCGTATCAGCCCCTACGATATTGTCTTCAACCCTACTGCCTCCAGCTTCGACAAGACCCCTAAGATCATCAAGTCTATTATGACTCTGGGTGAAGTCAAGAAGTTCATGGATGACTCTGGTAATACCTCCTATCAAGCTATCTTTGATAAGATGATCTATGCTCGTAATGCTGTCAAAGGTGGTGATGGTGATGTCTCCAAGGGTAGTGCCTACACTGCTGATGGCTTTACTGATATCAAGAATTATTACGACTCCAACTATGTCGAGATTCTAACCTTCTATGGTGACCTCTACGATTATAGTAACTCCATGTTGCTTAGAGATAGAATCATCTCTGTTGTCGATAGGGCCTATATCCTAGAGAATGTGGAGCAACCTGCATGGTCTGGTAAGGCCCCTATCTTCAGTGCTGGCTGGAGAGAACGTCCTGACAATCTCTACGCTATGGGACCTCTTGATAACCTTGTCGGTATGCAATACCGTATTGACCATCTAGAGAACCTCAAGGCTGACGTATTCGACCAGATCGCCTACCCTATTACCAAGATCAGAGGGGATGTGGAAGACTTTGATTATGCTCCCGGTAGTCGTATCTATATGGGTGAAGAAGGAGATGTAGCCTACCTTGTTCCAGATGCTACAGCACTTAACGCAGACTTCCAGATTAGAGCACTTGAAGACAAGATGGAAGAGATGGCAGGTGCCCCAAGGCAGGCTATGGGTATCCGTACTCCGGGTGAGAAGACAGCATTTGAAGTAGAACAGCTTCAGAACTCTGCTTCTAGAATCTTTGAACATAAAGCTGCTCACTTCGAGAGAGTCTTCCTAGAGCCTGCTTTAAATGCTATGCTGGAACTCTCTACTAGAAATCTGGATATGGTTGATAACATCGAAGTTGTTGACCCTAACTCTGGAGCTACTGTCTTCCGTCAGATCAGGAAAGAAGACATCTCCGGTAACGGCAAGATTGTCCCTATGGGTGCTCGTCACTTTGCTGAGAAGGCTCGTAGAGTCCAGAGTCTTAGCACACTATGGCAGCTTAAGTCTACTGATCCTAGTGTAGCAGCACACTTGTCTGGTAAAAGGTTTGCCCAGATTCTGGCAGAAGAACTTCAAGAACCTGATTTGTTTGGCGAGAATATCGCCGTCAAGGAACAGATGGAAACTCAAATGGCTTCTCAAGACCAAGAAGCTGATATGATGGAACAAATGCAAATTGCAGCGGAGAATGGACTATAATGGCTGACATTAGTAAAATGATCAAGACTGCGGCTACTTACAAAAAGGGTGCTGCTATGGTTAAGAAGATGGGTGGAGTCAAGGCTGTTAAGAAAGCTTTGACGAAGAAAGTTACTAAAGCAAAATAATGGCTGATATTAGATGGAGCAAAGCAGGACACACAAAGGAAGAAGTCAAACGCTTCCGTCCTGCCTTAGAAGCCCTTAAAGAAATCTTGGAGACTGACTTCCTTAAAAAAGAGGCAGTCCGAGACTACTCCCCCGGATGGGAGTTCAAACAAATCGCTGTGAATGAGTGGAACCAAGCTCTCAGTGATATCATAAAGCTCGTAACCATAGAGAAGGACTAAAATGCTTTTTGAGGACCAAACCAAGGGTCAAGACGGCAATCAAACCCAACAGACTCAAACCCAAGAAGACTGGTTGGCTAAGATTGTGGAAGTTAAAGGTGAGGCTTTCAAGGACCCTCAAGTTCTTGCCAAGTCTAAACTGGAGTCTGATAACTATATTAAGCAACTGGAAGGTCAGCTTACTGAACTTCGTACTGAGCTTAGTAAAGAAGAGGCTGCCAAGAAACTTTTGGCTGAATTGCAGGGCAGGCGGCAAGACCCCAATGCAAACCCTGTACCGAAACAAGGGGAAACTAACCCGAGCGATACCAAGCCGGAACTTAGTGAAGATGTAATCCAACGCCTTGTAGAAGAAACCCTGTCTAAACGTGAGACTACGCAGACTGCCAAACAGAATGCCAAGATGGTCCAAGATCAACTTGTGCAGAAATACGGTACGGAGGCTAAGACTCATGTAGAGAAGAAAGCACAGGAACTAGGTATGTCTTTCGATAGGCTGTCTGCTCTTGCTGCTGAATCCCCTACAGCGTTTATGTCGTTAATCGGGGAACCTAAATCTGAGTATAAACCTCCGGTGTCTGGGACCATCAATACGGCAGCAGGCAACTTCAATAACCCTGCGGAGAAGAACTGGGCTTACTACCAGAATCTTCGTAAGACTAACAAACAACTTTACTTTGACCCCAAGACGCAACAGCAGATGATGCAAGACAAGATGCGTTTAGGGGACCGCTTTGGCAATTAAAAGGAGAAAGCTAAATGAGTGGTATGACTACTGCAAACATGAGCCAACTCATTCGCTCGGAACTTTGGTCTTCGGAACTCAAAGAAATCCTTCGCGATGAGATGCAGGCTCAAAAATACGTCAAGATGCTTGACGGTTTCCCGGATGGTGACACGTTTACTATTCCGTCTATCGGCCAACTGCAAGTTGACAACTATGAAGAAGACACTGAGGTTCTGTACCGTCCTATGGACACTGGGGAGTTCCAATTCTCCATCACGGAATACCTGTCGTCTGCTTCGTACATCACCAATAAAGCAAAGCAAGACGCCTTCTATTCGGCACAGCTTGAAGCAGCCTTCGTTCCTGAACAAGAACGTGCAATCATGGCTCACTTTGAGAAGACCACGCTTGCTACGCCTGAAGCTGGTGTTGCTGCGAACTCTCAAGAACTGATCGACGGTATCCAACACCGTTGGGCTGGTTCTACGACTGGTGCTCTTATCGCAGTCAGCGACTTTGCTCGTGCCCGCTATGCTCTTAAGAAGCTCAACGTGCCGGATACCAATCTGGTTGCTATCGTTGACCCTTCGGTTGAGTATACGATCAACACCCTGACTAACCTCGTCTCGGTGTCTGATAACCCGCGTTGGGAAGGTATCGTGTCGAGTGGTATTGCGACTGGTATGAAGTTTGTCAAGAACATCTATGGCTTTGACGTTTACACGTCGAACTACCTTAAGGATGTGACTGACAACGCCCTTACTAACGCTGCTGGCACTCCGGCTAACCAAGACTTCTCTTCGGTTAACGGTAAAGCTAACTTGTTCTTCTCGGCTGCCGCCAACGTTATGCCCTTCGTCGGTGCATGGCGTCAAGCTCCGAAGGTTGACTTCGAGTACAACAAGAACAAGCAGCGTGATGAATACGTGACCACGGCTCGTTATGGCGTCAAGATGTACCGTCCCGAGAACATGGTCCGCATCGTCACCAAGACCAACGTGTAATAGGAGTATAGTTACATGTCTTACACTAACAATGATGGACTTCGCGTCCTTACTAACGCAGATCAAGGTGCTGTCAAGACTCAAGGCATTGCTGGTAATGATCCAGTGCAAGTCCTTGTGGTTGATATCACCTTTACCAGTATCGGTGCTACTTTCGGTGCTCCAAACATCGACTTGAACAACCCCTACATCCCGGCTGGTTCGTTTATCAAGCGGGCTGACCTTGTGATGACTACGGCAGCTACCTCGGGTGGTGCTCCTACCCTTGATATCGGTACCTACAACTCTGCTGGTACCGCTATTGTAGCTACTGGTATCGACGCAGCTATTGCTCTGACGGCTATCGACGCTGTTGGGGAGACTGTTCGCTGCGATGGTAGCCATACGACTACGGCTGGCTATGTTGCTTCTGACGCCTATATTGGTCTGAAGTACAACACCGCTGCCTATACTGCCGGTGTCGGTAAGCTTTACGTTGAATACGTGAAGCTCTAATAAACTAAGGGGACTGCTCCGGTGGTCCCCTCCTTTCCTTGGAGTTAATATGCCTCTTCATTCCGCCCTCACTGGTACTGATCTACATGAACCTAAAGGAGTAGCTGCGGCTGCTGCTGGTAAAGTCTACCTCTCTGATGGCCTTGGCAGTGGCTCTTGGGTGGTTCCCCCCTATACCCTGACTACGAGACTGGATGACGTATCTACTGCCTCTACAGTCTATATTCCTATTCCTTTTGCAGGTACGGTTACTAAAGTTGTTACTGTTCTAGAGGGTTCTCTCACTACTGCTAATGCTACCGTGACTGTCAAGAATGCTGCTGGTAGCTCCATGGGTACGCTTACCATTACTCAATCTGGTTCTGCTGCTGGTGACATTGATACCCTGTCTCCTGTATCTAACAACACCGTTACTAACGATAGCAGAATCTCTGTAGAAACTGATGGAGCGTCAGACACCACTAGAAAGCTCTTTGTAACCGTCTATATCCAAGGTTCCTAATATGCGTAGAACTTTGCTTGAGCTTACGCAATCCATTCTGAATGATTTGGATGGTGAAGCTGTTAACAGTATCTTTGACACTGAAGAAGCTATTCAGTACGCTAACGTAGTCAGAGACACATACTTCAATATCGTAGCTGCTAGGCAGACTCCTGAACACGATGAGCTACTTAAACTAACTGCTCTGTCTGATGCTACCAAACCCACTATCTTGAAGTACCCTGTCAACCTGAAAGAGATAAGGTTGTTTGAATACGACGGTAAGGAAGTCTACTGGAAGGACCCAATCAGGTTTCTCGACAACCTACCGAATGCTGATGACCCTAATGTTGTTTCTTTTACTGATCCTGTTAGTGGAATTGTTCTTACTTGTCGGAGTGACAAAGGACCTAGATACTACACCAGCTTTGATAATGAGTACCTTATCTGTGATTCCTTTGATCTTTCTGTAGACACAACTCTTCAAGAGTCCAAGACTAGATGCTGGGGAACTAAATACCCTACGTTCACAATGTCTGACTCCTTTACCCCTGACCTAAATGAAACACTTTTCCCTTATCTTCTTGCTGAATCCAAGTCTGTTTGCTTCTCTGTGTTCAAGTCTGGGAGTGACCCAAAAGTTGAACAAGCAGCCCGTAGGCTAAAGAGTGGAATACAAAATGACCGATACAAAACTAAACGAGCCAACACAAGAAACCACTACGGCAGAGCTTGATCTAGAAAAGCAATATGCTAGGATTGAATCTGTAAAACATAAGACTGACTTTGTTATTGGTAAACTTCGTTCTCAAATATTCTTCTCTATTAGAACTACCAAAGGGTCTCCACCTAATGAGTTAGCAGGTAAGTACTCCAGTCTAGAGAAGGCTATAGCAGCAGTAAACCAGTACGTAAAGAATACTAAAGAGACCTTCTCAGTTAGATCAGATAAACTTCACGAAGAACGTCAGCAAAGAAAACATGCAGAACCTCACTCAAAGAACAGTTAACAACCTTATCAAAGGTCTTATCACTGAGGCTGGGGAACTTACGTTTCCTGAAGGCGCTTCTATTGATGAGCTTAACTGTTCTCTGTCTAGAGATGGTTCTCGTTCCCGTAGGCTTGGCCTAGAGTTTGAAACCAGCAATGACCTCTCTAGTTTCTCCATCAATCCTAATGAGATATTCTCTGTAGGTCAGTGGGACAATCCGGGTGGTGTTGCTGGTTTAACTTTTATGGTGGTTCAAGCTGGCTCCACCCTCTATTTCTACAATGCTGGTACAGCCCCATACAGTGCTCAGTACACTGGTCTAAGTGTGGACCTTAGTTTGTATGAGATTGCTGGCAAGGATATCTCCATAAGCCGCGTAGAGTTTGCCACTATTGCTACCGTACTTGTTGTGGCTAGTGAGGCTATTAACACTGTCTACCTTACTTACGATGGTTCTGCTATCACTACCACTGAGATTGAATTTAGAATTAGAGACTTTGAATGGATTAGTGATGTATGTGATCTTACGGAGTCTGTAAGCACTGCCTCTATTACTAACGCTAGGAAGTATGACACGTTCAACTCTGGCTGGATCGGTAACTCTGGATCATCGACTACTGTAGTTGGTGGGGCAACTATTCCCGGTGGTCTAGGTGCTGCTGCTCTTAGTACCTATCTATCCTCAAATACCGCTTGGCCTCCACTAACCCATCCTTGGTACAGTGGTAAAAACTCTAGTGGTGTCTTCAGCCTGACTGAGTGGGAAAAGGTATACTCTGGTTCTAGTCTTATCGGTAATGGACACTTTATTTTAAACTTTTTCAATAGAGACCGTAACACTGCTGCTGGTATGACCGGCATTCCCACCGAAGTAGAGCAAAGCAGATTTAACTCTGTGGCTGCTTATGCTGGTAGAATGTTCTTTGCTGGTCTAGGTTCTGGTACTAGTACTGGTAAGATTCTGTATAGCCGTATCATTGAGAATATCAAAGAGTCTTCTTCCTGTACTGTTATTGGTGAATGCTACCAGCAGAACGACCCTGCTTCTGAGTATTACAATGACCTCCTTGAAACTGATGGTGGAGTCATCTACATTCCAGAAGCCTACAACATCAAAAAACTCTACACCCATAACCAATATCTCTATGTCTTTGCTGACAATGGTGTCTGGGTCATCTCTGGTCCTGATAGCAGATTCACGGCTACTAGTTACTATGTCTCCAAGGTATCTAACGTAGGTATTTATAGCGCTGGCTCCTTTGTGGCTGCCGAGGGTGTCCCATTCTGGTGGTCCAAATACGGTATCCATACTTTTGCTTACGATGAATCCTCTGGCTTTCCTATGGAGCAGAACCTTTCTATTTCTACTGTACAGAGCTTCTGGAACAATATTGATACTAACGCTAAGGACAAGGTTACTGCTGCCTACGACAGAGTAAACAAGCAAATCTTCTGGCTCTATCCAGAGAACGGAGAAACTATTCTTAATAAGCGTAATCGTATCTTTATTCTTGATGTTCAACTTCAAGCATTTTATCCATGGCAGATTGCAGATAATGCTAGCTACCCTATGGCTCTTTACTTCTTTGATGCCTATGGTAGTGAAGAGTTTAACGATGTAATCACTGATAACTCACTAGCAAACATTACTGATAATACTCTAGAAGATGTTTACGTAGTTGGATTCAACCTTATCAGTAATTCTCAAACTCAACTTGGTGTGTTGACCTTTAGTGAGGATGCTCTTACTGTATCATCTTTCTCATCTAAAGAGTTTGTGGACTGGGGTACGGACGACTACGATGCCTACGTAGAGTGTGGCTATGATTTTGCTGGTGACCTGCTTCTCAAGAAAAACTCTCCGTATGTTGTGGTGCTTTGTAGGTCCACTGAGGAAGGATACGGTCCTGCTCCTAACTATATCCCCATCAATCCTTCAGGGTTATTCTTAGAGGCTTACTGGGATTTCAGAGACTATCCATCTTCAAGGCAACAAGTCTACAGAGTCAAACCTACTGCTGTACTCAATGTATCAGACCTCTCTGACAATGGCCAGACCAAATCTGTAGTAACCAGTAGGATGAAAGTGAGAGGTCACGGTAGGTCCATGAGACTTAAGTTTATTGCTGAAGAAGGAAAGAACTTCGTCCTTCTAGGTTATTCTGCTTTGGTTGGTGTCAATGCCCGCTTCTAAGTCCTTTACTTGTCTAGAGACTAAAGACTATACCATCCGTCTAGAGTATAATTCAGAATACGTTATTATTCATTTACCTTACATTGAGAAGATGGATAAAGGAGTGTTCTTGGATATGAAGTATCGACTAGAGGATTGGTACGAGTTCTTCACCACAGCAGGATTCAAGGGAATCTTTGCAGCAGTAGACCCTAACGATGAGAAGATCAAGAGACTACTCAATATGCTAGGATTTAAATACAAAGGATGTGCAGATAACATGTATGTCTATTTTTATGGAGAAGTGTGATGGGACCAGTAGCAGCAGTAATTGGTGCGGTGGCTACCGTAGGTGGTACTGTTATGCAGTACAGTGCCCAGAGGAAGGCCGCTAAGGCGGCACAGAGACAACAGAACCTATCTACCCAGAGAAGTAATAGGCAGGCTATCAGAGAGGCTCAATTACAGAGAGCACAAGCTATCGCTGCTGGAGCCTCTATGGGTGCTCTTGGAGGTTCTGCTCTTGCTGGTGGCCTAGGGTCTCTAGGAGCACAGCTTGGCTCTGGTCTAGGCTTCTCTAGTCAGATGAGTAGCCTTAGCAATGACATTAATAAATTCCAACAGAGAGCCTCTACTTGGGGTGCTATCGCTGGTATGGGTGGTAGTCTCTTCCAAGCTGCTGGTGGCTTTGATGCTTTTGGACAAGCATTCAATAAGCAACCTACCAAAGCACCTACTCCTTCTATGGCTCCTGTCAGACCAAAACCTAATCCATGGTATTAATTAATGACCACCTTTAGTACTACAGAGACTAAGCCAGTTAATACGGTATTCAGACTTCCGGTGGATACTTCTACTGGTCCTAAAGGTTTGCTTAGGTCTGAGTATATTCAAGAACAGAATAGTATGCTTTATCCTCTTGTGTCTAGTATGCCACAGGAAGAAGTAGATCAATTCCTAGCTGCTGGTATGGTAGGCCCTGTCCAAGCTCAGGCTGAAGGAGTTACCCAACAAAAGAAACTTGATGTCTATAATGAGATTATCGAAGTAACTGCTCTTGACCAAAAGACTCCAGAGCAAGCTATCTCAGAGCTTGAGACACTAAGGGATGAGAACCCTTTCCTTAAGGCTTATGTTTCTCCTGCTGTCCTCGAAGCTCTAAAGCAGAGTGATAACCCCACTGCTCGTAGGGCTGCTCAAGGTAAACTAGCTAACGTACTTATAGCTTCTGAGCTATTGAACAATAAGCTTTCTGAGGCTAACTCAGGTTTTATGGATGGGGTTGGGGACTTCCTTGATGTCATGTCCTCAGACCTTCCTGTAGTCTCTGCTCTAAATGTAGAGAGACGTAAGGAGCTTAGTGACAGGTTTCTCCAGCTTATGGACTCTAACGATGAGCCTGCTGCTATCCGTACTGAGATGGAATCAATCATTAACGAAGCTGCTGATATGGGCTTCTTTACTGATACAAACAGGTTCTACCTTAATGACTTCTTAGGGCTTACCCTAGAGCAGGGACAAGGTGAGGAACTAGCCTTCCAACAGCTTATGTCTGCTGTAGACGTGCTGGCTGTCTTCGGTGCTCTAGGGGATACTGGTAAGCTTATCGCCGCTACAAGAGGCTCTGTTGATGACACTACCAAGGCACTTCTTAAGGGTGTTGATGCAGATAACATCGCTGGCGCTGTAGACCCTGCCACTTGGAAGGAGAGTCTTCTTACTCCTGAGAGATTAGGACCTAGAAGTCCTGTAGAGTCTGCTGCTGTAAAGAATGCTGAGATTGAACTTAGAGCAACTGAAGAGGCTCTCAGTATTCGTATTGCTGCTGGTAGTTCTATTGACGACGATGCTTTCGAAGCCGTAAGACAAGACCTTATTACCAAGGCTAAGGACAGGGCTAAGAAGTCTGGTAACCTTAGGTATATTGACGCCCGTACTGAAGTCCTGAAGGATGACTTCGATAACATCAGTATGGTAGAATACTATGGTACTACTAAAGGTAACGCATTCTCTAGTGAGACTGCTGCCAAGATTTATGCTGATCAAATCTATGGAGAGGTTGTTCCTGTTCCGGGACAAACTAAACAGTGGATGGTCTCAAAGAAATCTAACATTCCTACTGGTATCTACAGCCAAGGGGCTACTTCAGACAATATTGTAGCCGATCTGGGTCTATATAGGTCTCTGGATACTGATGACCTTGGTATTGGCTTCTGGGCTAGCTTTGGTTCTGGTCATGCTCAAACAGACCTTACCAACAAAGCCCTTAGCTTGTCTGGTGAATTTGCCAGAGCTAAGGCTATGGAGGTCGTAGAGAGGGACGTAGAGCGTCAACTACGTATCGTAGGTAAGGACGGCAAGGATGCTGTAGAGCGTGTCTATGTAGAGATTAGAGATGGTCAGTTTGCTTCTATGAGAGAAGCTCCTACTCTAGCTCAGTTTGACGATATGTTCTTTACTGTCAATAACCGTAGGGCTACTGAAGCAGAGCTTAGACTCCATGAGCTTAAGCTTAAGTGGAACAATAACGATTGGTTCTTTAGTGCTGATGTTAACTTCAAGAAGGCTGTAGAACGTGGTATCGAGATTATCGTTCCTCAGGATGGTATTGAAGTAGGTGCTGCTAAGACCTCCAGAGAAGCTAATGCTGGTCGTGTGGTCTGGGATATCGACTCCAAATCCTATCAGCCTATTGATACTCTTAATCCTGATCGTCAAGTCTATAAACTAGTAGAGCCTATGGAGTTTGATGGTAAGCTTAATGACCTAGTGGCTAGTGCTACTCCCAAGACCAGAGCATTGAAGCATACTGATGTTATGGGTTATAATGCTGGTGGGTCTCGCCTGTATGCTCCTAACAGAACTAACTTCATGGTTAAACAAGATACTGAGTATAAGCTTGCTGACGGAACTACTCGTCAGGGTACTCCAAGAACTCTTCTTGTAACCAAGACAGAGAAGGAAGCTGCTAAGGCTCAGTCTGAGATCAATAGTATTATTGGCGAACTTCACCATATTGCTAATCCTAAGGCTTTTACCAAAGCTGATGATTATCTTTCTGTTGTTCAGACAAAGTATAAAGACTCTAGACTGAATGAGTTTATTGCTAGAAACTCTGGATGGAATACCGATGTCCATGGTGTCAAGGAGTTGGTGGAGTGGGCTGCTGAGAACAACGTAGACCTTCGTAAGACTGTTCAGTTTGTCTCTGATGGTCAGCCCTTGGTTAAGGGTGACGACATGATTGGCGACATTACCTTTAAGGATGTGGCTATCTCTCCCGGTCCTCTTAAGATGGGAGACTTCCGTAGGGACTCTGTGCTTATGGGATATGGTGGCCAGAAGGTTCCTACTATTGCCCCCTTTGAGGCTATTTCTCGTAGTCTTATGTCCTCTGTAGCTAAGCAGACTGACATGGCCTATGAGACTAGAGCAATAATGAGACTTTTCAGGACTGCTCTAGAGAAGAATCTACTTCCTAGGGATAACATTGCTCTTATCAGAAATATGTCTCTACGCCAGAAGGCTAGGAACATGAAGATTGCTACTGGCACTGTAGATGGTAAGAAGCTTGAGCTAGAACGTAAGAAGATTCTTTCCAGACTAGAGAAGCAACGGTTCTTTGATAATAGCTACCATAAAGCTAGGGAAGCTCTTGCTAATATCCTGTGGGATAAAGGTTGGAAGAAAGCCTCGGAGAAGATTGATGCTCTGTCTGCTGATCCAGTAGCAGGCACTAGAGGTATTGTCTTTGATGCTTATCTTGGTCTTGGGGCTATTGACCAGTTCTATGTCCAAGGTTCTCAGATCATCAATATTGTCGCTATGTCTGACAAGACTATCGGTGTCCAAGCTGCATCATTGTATCCTTACTTCCGTAGAACACTTATGAATGGTCATAAAGGTCCTACTGAAGAGATGGCTAAACTGTCTAGTGGGGCTATTGGAGTTACCCCAGAGCAGTTTGTGTCTATGATTGAAACCTTCAAGAAGTCTGGTAAGGGCTACGTTAATGCTTCTGTAGCAGACCTTGGAGAAGACTCTGCTGGTAAGGTTTTTGCTCGTAAGGCTAGAGAGAAGCTCCGTATCGCCTATACTGAAGGTGAACTCTCTTCTCGTATCACTGCTCACATTGCAGCTAGTATGGAGTATGTCAAGAAGTTTGGTCCTGCTGCTGACCTTAATGCTCAACATGCTACCAGATGGGTCACCCATAGGTCTGACGTACTGACTAACGGTATGACCTCTACCTCTAGGCATCCTCTTGAACAACTACCTATGATGCAGTTTATGACCTACTCTATGCGTATGGCTGAGTGGTATATGTCCGGTATGCTTGGTGGTAAAGGTGTCCTTGATACCAAGAAGAAGGCTAAGCTCTTTACCTTCCAACTTGGTATGTATGGTGCTGCTGCTATCCCCGGTGGTGGTTATCTTCTGGATAAGTACAACAGAGAATACGGAGTAGACCTTAAGGAGGATGACTTTTACCAATTACGTTATGGTCTGATTGATAACCTTATCAGGTATACTACTGGTGTCGAAACAGAACTTGGTAGAAGACTTGCTTGGGGTGAAGGGCTATTTGATGTCCTTAGCAACCTTCAAGAGAAGAGTGCTCTAGAGACTGCTGCTGGTCCAGCTTATACCCTTGGCTCTACTGTCTTGGACAGAGTAAACCAGATGATCTTTAATATCCGTATGGGCCAGACTAGCCTAGGTGCTTTAGGTGGTGATGTCTTGGATGTCTTTAGATCAATCAAGTCTGTTAACATGGCCCATAATGCTTTTGATGCCTTCAGGTATGAAGCTATCAATGCTAGGTCTGGAGACCAACTAGCTAAGAATCTTCCCACTGGTGAAGCTGTAGCTATTGCCTTGGGTGTTCCTCTCCATAAAGTAAATGAGCTTTGGAGAGAAGCTGCCTTTGCTAAACAAGACCAAGAGTGGTATAGGTCTATGGCTAAGAGAGTTAGTAGCTTATACAGAGAATGGTATGACGAGAGAGAACGTAATGGTGCTGGTACAGATAGAGAAGCAGAGATTATTGCCGGTATTGAGTTCTTCAATAAATACTACCAAGAGTACATGCCAGAGATAAATAGGTATATCGACAAAGACTTCACTACAATGTTGGAAGAACAAACTGTGGAAATCCTCAAAAGAGAAACTAAGAGAAAGGCTGCTGAATAATGGTATTCGCCCCTAAACTATCTGAAGGTGTGGCCTTTAACCAACCTGTACAGCAACCTAATGCTATGGAAGCTATTGCTGGTCTATTTGACTTTGGTGTCAAGGTGGCCACAAAGAGTAGGGAGAATGCTCCTAAGCCTACTGAAGATGAGAAGTTTGCTGTTGCTGTTAAAGAGTTTGAGGCAGACAAAGGCGCTGCTTTTAACTGGGACCGTAAGGGGATGCGAGAGTTCATCTTCAAATATCCACAGTTTACTGACCAAGCTAAGACCTACGCAGAGAACCTTGGAGTTATGACTACCTCTCCTCAAGAGACTGCCAGAGATGCTGCTAACGAATGGTTTGGCACATCTGAAGGTATGATGGCTGTAGCTTACGCTTCTAATCTTCCAGAAGACGAGCAAGAAGCCTATCTTTCAGAGCAGGTAACTAAAGCTAAACAACAAGAAGCTAAACTAGCAGAGCTAGAACGTAATAATGCTATCTATGCTGCTGAAGGAACCTTGACCACTAAGCAGTGGGACATTATGAAACCTACTGCCAAGGATATGGTAGACCATACTGTAGGTGCTGTCCTTAATACTATTGTTACTGACGTCACTAATGGTCTCACTATTGAAGTTGACCCTGAGTTAAAAGCCATGCTTGGTATCAGATACGATACTATCTCTATGAATAACCTTAATGCTGTCCTTAGCGACACCAAGACTCATCTAGAGAGTCAGTTTAGACAAACCTACTCTGGTAGCTTTGGTCAGGATATGCTTCCTCCTGATGATTGGAATAAGTCAGTCTTCGCTTCTCTAGATGGCCTTATGAAGATTGGTGAGGCTGTTAAGGACCCTCAAGC